CAATGTGGCAGCCGTGCAATCAGCGTGTTCCACATATCGAATATTGGGTGCCAATTTGGTATTCACAATCACTGGTTGCGCTGGCACCGCATTCCTATCAACAAGATTACTGATCCAGAAAGGAATGGTGGAGGGTGCTGCAATCATCCATGCAGAGTAAATATCTGTTGCAGTCCCAATAATCGTTGTGCATTGTCCAGGATAGAAAATTGCCAGCCAAGCCAAATATCCAGCCAATGTCATTTCAGAGGTAAGGGTTGGTGCACCCCCTTGATAGGTAGCAAGATGGGTATGGCTAATTGCGCCGCTGGAAGCATGGGGACTTGTAGCACTAACATCAGTATCCCCTAATAGCAGGACACTAATTGCCATTGCAACTTCATCCAGTCTCGTCTGTAAGGCAATACGCCCGATTAGGGTCTGGACGAGAGGAAGGCTTGCCCTTCTCATAAACTCGTAGGAAGCCTTGATCCGAATACCGTATTTCTTGAGCGTGGTAGCTTTTTCAGACCATGTGATAGTCGTGGTCGGGAACTCACCCATTTCAGAGACTCTTCCCATCTGTCTCTTGGCCTCAGTATCATCAATATAAATTGATCTGAGAATACCGCTATCCCCAATGGTTTCAACTCTTGCCACTAACTCGCTTAAAACATCAACTTCATCCATTAAAGCAAGTCTCGCCATTCTGTTCAGAACTTCGGGGAAAAGAATGGTAGTAGGAGCTGCATTGCTCTGGAAGAAATAATCAACTTTCGTAGCCTGGATACCGGACTTTGGATCGTCATGAAGTCGGATGCCATATCGAACCAACTGTTTCTCAAAACCATCTAACGGATCTCCAGGACCAGTCGTAGTGAGGTAGGTCAAATACTGTGTAAATGACATACCTCTGTTAATTGCTTGTTCATACATCTTGCGATCTAAGGTTATATCTTTTGGATCATATTTGGTGATCTCAACATCACTCATGGAAATGCCTCCTTAAATTTTAGTTAATAAAAAAGCCATCCCGAATAGCCAGGGATGGCCTGAAAGTTGTGACCGATTATCATCCTCTATGGTTTAGAGTAAAAACGTCACAGTATGGGCTACTGTATCAACTGCCAGAATTCTGTATAGCGGTATTCCCGCAGCTTCAGTGGCTGCCTTCACGGTATTGAATGTGGTTTTCCCAACCTGAAGGGATGCATAACCACTTCCATCTGTCACCGTTGGGGCATGGTCCTGATCGTATTCGTGAATAGCTATACCATCAACCTGAACCGATGCAGTTTTATCATCCCCATCAATCACTCGAACTATACCAAAAAAATTGGTATCTTCGGTAGTGGTCAGTACAACTGTGCCATTGGCAGAAATCTTGACCAACTTGTTTTCATCAGTACCCTTGACTAAGGCACTGGCAAAGGGAACTAACCCTCCAACTTTCATTCCATCATACTTAATCGTTCGTGCCATAATATTAATTCCTCCTTAATTCTTTTTGAATTTATACAATGAGGGATTATCATTGGAACCCTCATTGAGTCGTTCCTTGATAACCATAGTTTTTGTCTCGGTCTGTTTTCCAACCGGAATAGACTGAGCCAACTGTTTCTCAAGCCCATCAATCTTGAGCTTTAAATCCTCTACCGAAAGGGCATCCATCTCCTTGTTGAAAATCTCTGGATTGTGACTCATGCCGTTAATCTGGATAGACAACTTCGAACATTTCTCCCTCAGGTCACTGACATAAGAATCGGCAACGGTTATGTACTCATCCCACTCTACTTTCAAATCCTCAATTTCCTGAATAGCCACTTCCAGTTTCTGTTTAAGATCCTGCTTTTCCATTTCCGATAAAGACAGACTCTTTACCGTGGCTTTGTGTTTTACCTCTTCCAAGTCTAAACTCGCCTTCACCCCTTCAAGTTTGGCCTGCGTCACATGGAGAAGTACCTGTAAATCTTCAAATTTCACCTGAAGGTCAGACAAGGATGTTTCCAAGGCCAACTTTTCCCCTTCAAGCTTCTTCAGCTTTTCAAGGATTGATTTTACTTCTTCGGAACTCATATCTGTTTCACCAACTTTCTCAATCGAGCCGTCAAACTGAAAGTTAAAACGGAGAACATCGGTTTCCCTAAAATCCTTAAGATTTGTGGATGCAAAAACACTACCCTGCCCATCCACAACTCTCCCCTCTTTAATTTCAAGATTAGAGTTCTCGGGAGAACTAAATTCTCCCTTCACCCTCTTGCCAGGCATAGCACCAGCATAAACACCAGAGAGTTCAATAAGATTTCTCTTCTTAATCGACCCCTGGTGAACCGTATAGGTGCAAAGTTTATTAATGGGGGTTTCACCTTCGGGTGCCACGTTATACCAACGGCCAGGCATATGTGGGCAATTCATGCTTCGCATGTCATTACCACAGATACCGCAGATAAAAGAACCAGCCTGGAAGCCTACGCTTACGGCTTCGGTATGTCCAGATTCGTAGGCTTTGACATAATCATCCGTGCTGATGTCAGAAGTTTTGAGATCCTTCACCATATAAACAGAGGGACGAAAAGAAGTAAGTTTAGCCTCACCATCAACAACCTGAACGAGTTCGGATTGAAAGAGGGTGCCGGAAGGAATCTTGTTCGTATCGTGCCCGAAGAGAAAACCGATAAGTTCCGCTTCCTGACTGATATGCCTTGCCATGACATCCTGGTGGAAAGCTTCGATCATGTCCGTACCGAGATAAGAAAAGAAAGCCGTAAGGGTGTGATCGTCGGCGGCATCAACCGAAAATGAGTACAAATCTTCGGCCAGAAGCTCCTTCTTCGCAAAATGTTTATTTATTAATTCCAATTCCCCAGGAGAGGGTTGTCCAACGGCATTTTTAGGCATATTTCAAACCTCCAAGTCTTATTGCGTTTTCTTCCTGTAGTACCGCCTCAATAAAGGCTTGTTTATCTTCTGGTAAGGGTTGAATTGGCTTCTCTTCTTTCTGAAACTTGTGCTTATAGCCTTCAGTAATCATCTGGTGCAATTGGCTCGCATCCTTTCTTCTGTTCAAACCCTTGTGTATAATTTTCACAAACATTAATCACCTGTTGAGCGTCTATCCCTATTCGTATCTTTCCTTTTCTTTTCCTTGTCTCCCTCTTGAGATACGTCACGCTGAGGGGTCGGTGCGCCCGTCCCCGTGTTCCCGCCCGAAGGGGAAAAATCTGGATTTCTTTTTGCATCAGAAGGAGGATCGCCCTTTAACTTAAGCATCCGCCTGACCCTTCGATTCCGTTCATCCTCGGAGATAGCTCCCAATTGCTCCTCTTCCCAGAGCATCAAACTATAAGCCGCATAATATTGACTGGATTCATAAATGGGTCGTAGAGACGGTTCGTACCATTCCCAATCCGCATAAGCTTGAATTCCGGCTTCAACCTGTAGAGCCAATGTAAACATGCGCTCCAACAGCCTCTCAACTATAGATTGGAACCCTACAATCAACTGGATAAAAAGAAGGGCTTCTATCGACGTATAACCCTCCGTACCGCCACCAAATCGCTTGCCAAGGATAGTTGCATAGCTTTTCATGGCAGAGGCTATATCAGACATTAAAACGTCTACAATGGCCTGTAGATTGACTCCAGACTGTATGTTCTTGCCACCCAGGGCACCGAGGGTAAGCGTATCGAGATGGACAGGGTTATCATCAGCCTCAAGATTCTCCATGGAGGTTTTGGCCTCCGTAATGATGGTATTGATGTACTCAACAATCTTATCAGGTTGAGTGATACCCTGTTGTTTAGCCGCCAGTAATATCTGTTCTTGGTTGATGGAAACATCAATCCTATCAAAACCTAAATTCCTGAGTGCCCGGGAGAAATCCTGTAGGAGCCGCAATTTGTTCATTACGGCCTGGATAGCAGATAAAACTTGGTTTGTACCGTAAGGATCGCCACCAATCGGGTCCACGGGAATGTAAAAGAAGTTCCTATAGTTGAGGGAAACTTCATCATACCCCAAACCCTGAACCGGATAATAGGTCTTCCCACTCCACTTAAAGTTAATGGTCATTGGGTCAACCGGATAAAGACCCATCACCCTGTAGTTTTCGTCAAATGCCATCTCCGCCGATACAGCACCATCCAGTAGAACAGAACTCGCACATTGAAGGTAGAAGTTCGATAGGGATTGGTCGAAGCTGAACCCCTGCCGGCTGGGATTGTTCAGACGGTCAATCAATCCATCCAGATAAACCTGACCCTGATCGTGAACCTTCCCGTTTGGCTTCCGTGCCGTAAGGAAGTAACCACTATCAAATACCCTCAAGTAATTGCTGAAGGCATGGCTAACAGTAGGTTCTATATAAACCAGGAGACGAATCAAATCGGTAGAGTCCAGTTTAGATAACTGGGTCAGATCGAATTTATGGTACTCTTTAAACTGGCGTGGAACATAGGTGAAGATGTTCGAAGAGGTTATGGTAGAGGTCAGGGCATCGGTAGTTCTACGACCAACAGCTATGGATTTGGAGCCGATACTTAAATTAGTTGTCGGTTTTCGCTTTAGAAAGTCAAGAAATGCCAATCGGTTCCTTTTGTGGCTTAACGACCCGTCGAGTTTCCTCTAAGAACCATTCCCCCCTTATCGCTTGCCGGAAGGTATAGCCCTCACAGAAGAAACAGTTCGACCATGTCTCCCTGAGAGTTTTTCTCAGGTTTGCGTCACATCTTGGACACCTTTCGTTAATAAACATAATAGGTTCGGCTCACTTTCGCTTCACCGACCCAATAAGATAGGAAAATACTACTTCACGTCCTTAGTCATTTTCGTCATATTTCTTACGGAGTCGGAATAAACATTCTCGTAGGGCATGTCTTGATATTTTAAGGAGTTTACAGGCTTCCCCCCTACTCAATCCTTGTCCCATAAGTGTCACAATTTTCTTTTCCATCTTGGTCATTGGAATATTAGAAATCGGTTCTGGGAATTCTCCATACATGGGCAATCCTATCGGTAATTCACGCAGACCAACATAATCCTGATTCACATAGGCTTCAGCTTTACGACAAAGTTTCAAGCAGGAATTACGGTCTGGACAATCTTGACA